GTATTGCCATTTTATCTAGGCCCCACAAGGGATTAGCCGCCGCCTGTCGGCTGGGATGAGGCGGTGTGGAGCCGGTGGTCGCCATCAGCGATCCGGTTAGAGTATTTCCATCAGGTAGGAGATCGCGTCCCGTTCAGATCCGGACTTGCGTAGCTGGCCCATTTTCTGCGCCCGCACCTGCGCCGCCCGCGTGTCCGACCGCTGCCTGCCGGCACCGGGCGGTTGCACGTTGGGAGCGGCGCCGTTTGTGCGCTTGGCTTCGGCCTGCTGGCGGGCTTGCGCCTGCTGGCTGGCCCGCATCGCCTCGTTGACGACGAGCAAGACCCGGTGATCAATCACCTGGCCGATCTCGGTGTCGCTGAAGCCGCGCTGTTGCAGCCACGCCCGCATGTCGCCGGCGAGTTTCGGCCCCTTGGTTTCGTCGCCGAAATCGGGGAGCTTCTCGACCAGCCGGCCCATCTCGGCGTGCCGCAGCGCCTCGAATTGCTGAGCCTGGGCCTGCTGAGATTGAGCCGATACGCGCTGCAGTTCCTGCTGGATGCCGCCGATCCGGCCGCGCAGCGCATCGCGCTCCGCTGTCAGTCGGACGTATTCGGCAGGTTGCTCGGAGGCCAGCCGCTGCCAGTCGATATTGGCAAACTTCTGCGCTTCCGGCGCGGCGACAAACAACAATTGTTCAAGGTTCTTCGCGTAACTCTGACGCTCGTTCTGGATCTCGCCAAAGGTTGCTTCCAACGCTTGGCGGTGCTGGTCGACTTCCGCCTGCTTCCGGCCTAAGAGGTTGTCCCGTTCGTTTTCCCGGCGGGCCAAGACGGCCTGGGCTTCGGGAGGGAGCGATTGAAACATCTCCTTGTCGGCAGCAGTCCAACTTTTCGGAGGCTCGATCTGCTGGTCGGATGGCTCGGCGTCGCCGTCATCCGAGGCAGAGGTTTCCTCCTCGTCTTCCCCGGTGGCCGGGTCTTCCGGGCCGGGGCCTGGCTCCGTTTCGGGAGCAGGTTCTGGGACGGGCGCCTCGACGGGCGCCCGCGGTGTCTGTTGCGTGCGCTGGCGGCGCGGCGGCTCGTCGAGGAGGCCCTCGATCCCGGCCATCACCTCGGCTTCGCTCATGCTGGTGGCGGGCGCGGCGGCGCCTTCGCTGCCAGTCGCCTGGCGCGTTTCACTCATGCTCGATACCCTATGATTTCAGTTAGTTAAGGCCGCAGACGCTCCAGCGCGCGGACGAACCTGTCGCGCCCGCCATGCCGCCAATCGACGGAAGCAGCCGCCATTACTGCGATCTCGTAATCGCGCTGGCTAAACCGCACCGTGCGGCTGCCGTCCGGCGCCGGCTCAACCCGCACGATCTGGTCGAGCAGCAGCCGCAGCGCCGTTTTCAGCAATTCGCGATTAGTCGGGAAGCCGGGCATCGCGTTACTTTATTTGAATGTCGCCAAAATCATGGCCCATTGTGCGCCGTTGTTCCAAGAGATCGTCGCATGCGAGGTCTGGGTGGTGGTTACGATATCGTCTTCGGAGGCGTCGGTGCTGGGGTTGGTCGAGCGAAGGGTATACCCCGTGCCTTGGGTATAAATGTTTCCCCCGAGCCCGATATTGATCCCCGCCACCAAAACCTCATTAGCTACGGTCGTCGTCACGTTGTTGGTTTGCCCGTTTGTGCCGGGACTGAACGAGTCGCTAGAGCCGGTGGCGAACTGGTCGAGGGGCGAGGATGTGCTGGCGCCGGAATACTGCAAAGCGTCGACGGCGACGTATTGTACGCCGGGCGAATAATTGCAGCTCACGATGTTGGCGGCATTCGCCGTCGTATTCTTGGCGTAGAACGCCTGAATCCTGTCGGTCGGCCCGCCATACGTCTCGCTTGTAATCGACGTATAGGTATTCCCTGCCGTGTCACTTACCGTGATTGTTGTCGCTGTCTGCGATACTCGGCAAAAGACGACGACCAGATTCCCGGCCGCCAGGTTCATCGACGACGCGGTGGCCAGCGTCGTCAGTACAGTGCCGCTGATATTCTCGCCGTATCTCTCCGAGACGAACACGCAGCAGGCGCCGCCGCCGCCGCCGGCCGTGGCTGTCTGCGCGTGGACGTGCGCGGAGTTGACCACCGGGCCGGCTTTCATCCGCGCCTCGGCGGTGCTGCAAAGCACCAGCAATGCCGCCGCCACCCAGCGATGCACCGACTACAGCCCGTTGCCGGGCGTCAGATAGACGGTGGCCGCGGTGCCGCCGCTGATCCCGGCCACGTATTGCTGCGCGCAACCGACGATCTCCACCGTGCCGGGCGCAATCGGCATGCCCGCCGCGACGGTCGCCACGACGGCCGCGTCACCGCATGCCAGGAACACCGCCACCGTGCCGGCATTGTAAACCCGCACGTTAACCCCCGCGGCAGTCTGCACCTGGACTCGCGAGGTCGTGCCGGTGACGGAGAGCGACACCGTCGCCCCGCCGGGCGCAAACGCCTTCTGAGCCGCCGCCGGGCCGGCGCAGAGCAGCAACCCCAGCGCGACCCACGCAATCCGCATCAGCGCAACCCCGGCACGAATAGAAAAATCCCCAGCAGCAGCACGCAGATCCAGGCGATCCACGGGCGGCCGACAGCATAAGGCTGGGCCACCGGGGTCAGCGCCAGGAACCAGATAAACATCGCGACGACCCAAAGAATCATGACGATCATCGCACCGCTCCCAATCATGCTGCGTCCCGTTCCTGCATCCGCGCCCGCGCCTCGATCCCGCGCGCCGTGCCGAGCATGATCCGCAGCTCGGCCTTGAATTGCTCCACCGCCCAGTGCAGCCGGTACGCCGCCTCGCGCGCCTCGGCGTCGCCGACCTTACTGTCGCGCCAGGTATCGACCAGCCGCTGCTGCACCCGCTCCAGCGCCAGCACCAGGGTCGGGTCGTCGAGCAAACGCCGCGCCGCCTCGCCGAGCTGCATCGGGTCGCTCGGCGCCGGCTGCGTGCTGCGCCATGGTAGCCGCGGCAATTTGCGCTCGGCCCACCAGTACGCGAACGGCGTCCAGATCAAGGCTGCGCGGCCTCGCCCTGGCCCGGCGCCGCCAGCAGGCCGCCGGCCGCGAGCGGCGGCAGGAGGCCGAGCTTGCGGTAGATGCTCATCAGCTTGTCGTCAAACATGACGTAATTGCTGCTCCGCGGCTGGCTGGCGCGCACCAGATCCTGCTGCCACTCGGCAAGTTGGCGTGCCCAATTGGCTCGGTCGCTCGGCAGCAGATCCTTGTCGTTGGCGAACCGGGTTGCCAAATCGATCTGTTGCTGGATCTTCGCCGGATCTCCCAAGCCACGTGAACCCTCATCGAGATATTGACTGCCGGGGATACCAGCCTCCCGCAATCGCGTCGACACATCAGCCGGGGTTAATGGCAATTCGCCTACGCCCCTGTTAAATACATCCGCAGCATACAATGGGTTTTCACCAGCTCGCCGAACATACTCCACTGCTGGCGCACGATTAGATGTTAACAGTGATGGGGCCGCGCCGGCTCTTTCGAGCGCCTGTCGAACAAGTTCCGACTGTTCCGACATCGGTTTATCGAGGTTCAGAAGAGCATTCGGATCGGCATTAATATCGACATCGTACAAGCGCGCCTTAGCGGCCTTCACGCGGTTGAGAACGTCGTGCGCTTGCTCAAAGGTATAGCCGCCGCCGCGAGCCAGCGAGCCGAGCGCATCCATGTCAGAGCCACCCGCCCGCAATACCCGAAGCACCTCTTGCTCGCCTTGGTTGAGATCATACTTGCCGAGATTCTTGGCGGTGAACTCCAGGTCGTAGCTGCCGCCCGGCCCGCTGACGCGCGGGTTCTCGGCGGCGTAGATGCCGTGCCCGTAGCTGGCCGCGCCTTGTCCGGTGCCGACCTTGCTTATGTCGAACTTGTTGAAATCATACGGGCTGGCATGCCAGGCGCGGATACCGAGCGGCGACGGGCCGAAGCTCCCGGCCAGCGCCACCGGGTCGCGGCTGGCAAAAGCGTCATTCACGTCCTGGATACCCTGCCGTGCCATCTCGCCCGACAGCACCTTGTCGAACCAAGGCTGCGTCATCGGCTGCATCGCCGTCGAGGCTTGCGCAGCCCCTGCCGCCTCCGGGTCGCCGCCGCCGAGAAGCTGCTGCAGCCAGTCGAGGACCGCCACGGGCTACGTATATATAGAAGCGCGCGCGCGAATACTCGATCCGCGCCAGATTGTCAACCGGATAAAGCTCACAGCGGCAATCCGCCATTGCCGACCGCCGGCCCTGGCCCGCCCTGCCCCGCGGCATAAGCCCCGGCGGCGAATTTCAGCTCCACTTCCCTCTGCTTCGCCTCGGCTTCGGCCCGTACCTTGGCCATGCCGATCGCCAGATCATTGGCCGCCTTCTGCCGCTCCAGATCCATCTGGTGCTGCGCCTTCTGCGCCTCCAGCAATATGTCCTGCTGCATCTTCTGTTGCGCCAACTCGGCCGTGCGCGCGTCTGCCTGGGCCTTGGCTCCGGCAACCTGCAGCCCCGCCTGCACCTTGGCCTGCTCCGACTGTGCCTTCATCTGCGCGGCCTGGATTTGAGCTTGCGCCACCAGCATCGCCGGGTTGGGTTGCTCCGGCTGCGGCGGCATCGGCGGCTGCGGTGGCGGCGGCTGCGACGGGTCGGCGAAGAACGATTGCTTGAAGCCCGCGTTTTCCTGCAATGCCTTCAGCGCGTCGTAGACATTCTGCGTGTACACCAGCGGCCCCTTCGGCCCGCCCTGCTGCTGCACCACCGCATTCTGCAGCTGCACCACCGTCATCAGATGCGTCAGAATCTGGTCGCGGTTGCCGGTGCCCAACCCCACCGACACCGTTACCGGCATCGCCTCGCGCCACTCGCGCGGGTCGATCCGCAGAAAGCCGCCGGTCACCCGGATGATCCGCTCCTGCTGCTGGTGCCTGCGCACCAGGCCGAGGATGCCGCGCATGAGCTGCTCGACGCCGTGCGCGAAGATCCGGGCAAACAGCTCGATCCGCTGCGCCTGCGCGCCCTGCGCCATCGCCAGGCCGGCAGCCGTCGTATTCGACAGGGCGTCGGGCGAAATCGCGTTGTTCTGTCGCGCGACCCCGGTGCGGATTTCCTGCGTCTCGTCGATGTATTGCACCAGCGGAAAGCTCTTGTCCGCGGTGTACGGGATCATCATCGGCTGAATGCCGCCAAGGCGGCGCGACCGGACGATGCCACCCGGCCGGAGCGTCAGCAGATCATCAAACGTATTTTCATTGACAGAGTCGTCGGCGACTTCAATCCGCGGCCAATTCGACAGATACGCATTGTCGACCATCTGCCGCACGATCGACGACTTTATCTCCTGCAGGTCGGCCGTCAGATCCGCCAGCGACAACCCCACCAGCCGGTGCGATTGCGGGATCGGCGTGATGCTGACAAACGGCACCTCGTCGACGCACTCGATGCACGGCTCGCCGTCGCGGGTCAATATGATCAACCCGTTCCCGGCGGTCATCACCTGGTAAAGCTCGGTGGTGCGCTCGTCCTTCGATAGCTGGACGTAGCATTCTTCGACCCAGATGTGCCGCGCCGGGGTCTTCGCATCCTCCTGGTACGGCGGCAGATCGTCGGCGCGAAACCGCTCGACCCGCTCGATATTCATTTCCATATCGTCGTGCAGGGGCACCAAATCGAGCGTGTCCTCGTCGTAGCCCTGCTCGACCAGGTCGCTGTAGGTCCACCGCCGCCGGTGCGCCAGAAACGGAATGTCGCCGCGCTTGGCCCGCCGGCTGAACAGGATCTCCTCGGGCGCGACGTTTTCGATGCGGATGCGCGGAAACTCCCGCGTCGTGCGCAAGGTCACGTTGATCAGCTCGATTTCGGGCGGCGGCATCGGCGGCGCGGGCGGCATGCCCGGCGCCATCGGCGCCTGCGGTTGCTGCGGCGGCGGCGGAAACGGCAGGTCCAGGCCGAAGCTGTCGCGCGGCTGCTTGTAGCGCCGCTCCTTCACGATCTCGACCTCGGCCTCGCCCAGCAATGCATCCAGTTGCGGCTGCACCAGGCCGGTGTAGCTCTGCGTCTCCACCTCGCGCTGCGTGTCGGCCCAGTATTTGACCCAGCCGAGCCGCTCGAGCAGCGCGTCCTTGAACCAGTCGTGCAAAATCATGAAGCCGGGATTTTCGCGCTCGAATATGTGGTTGACGTACTCCGTCGCCTGCTTTGCCGCCTGCTCCATCCCAGGCCGCGGCGGCTCAACAATGCAGATCTGATTGCTGGCGGTGAAAATCCGCATCAATGCCGGCAATACCCACTCGACCGCCTCAAGGACGGATCTCATCACCACATTGCTGCGATCGGTGCCGACCGGCAGCGGCAGCTCGCCTTCGTAATATTTCAGCGCCTGCAGCCGGTCCTGGCTCAGACTGCCGCCGTCCTGGCCCAGCGCCTCGTCCAACTCCCGTTGGATAACCGCCTTCACCTCGTCCTCGTCCCAATCCCCCCCGATCCCCTGCGGGATGTTGCCGGGCCGGTCGGAACCGTACGGGCTGCCCATCAGCCGGCGCGCCGGCCCGCGATGGAGCCGCCCCACCAATACGGCAAGCCTTTAAGATCCAGGATAGTCGGATATTCCTGCGCCCGCATTGCCGCCAGGTAATTGCAATCAGGCCGGTGATCGGACCCGGCCAGCGCCGCGCAGCACATGCAGGCCGGCGGCTGCGGCAACGCCATCGGTATCATCAGCCGCCCTTCGGCTCGCGCGAGGCCACTTCCTTCGGCTCGGCCTTCTCGTCCTCGCGCGGGTTGCCCTCCTTCGGCCACGGCGGGCGCACGTGATTGACCGCCGGCTTGCCCTTCACCGGCGCAAACATGTCCATAACTGCCATGGCTATCACCACTCCAATCGCAGCGCGCTCCCGCGCCTGCAACAAGCCCACAAAATCACTTTTGGAGGGCATTTCCCGACCCTGCCACGATGTCGGCGTGATTTGTTTTTGCGTATTCACCATAAACGCTAAACGCAGCCGCGTCGTAAGCCAGCGCCGCCTCTTGCTCTGAACGAAATCGTCCGACGTATTTGCTGCCGAGCTGAACCAGCCACTTTTGGCGGCCCTCATCCCAACACACGCCTTTGTATTTCGAGGTCAAGGTGCGGCTTGATTTTCTGGTGTTTGCTATGCTCTGCGCCGGGGTTGCCTCGCGCAGGTTTCCCCGCCGGTTATCCAGCGTGTTGTGGTTTTTGTGATCAACCAACCCGCCCGGGTGAATTGTCCGATGCAAATACTCAGCAATCCTTTTGCCAGATGAGCCGGGTTGCCACGACCCCACAATGTGGATTGTGCGAAAGGCATAGTATGCGTTGCTCGTCTTGTGCGCGTGCCACTTGACGCGAAGAAGGTCGCTGTCATCGACCGATACGAGGGTGACAAAGCCTCGCGTCAGTGCCGCCCAAGCGTGATCGCCGCACTCGCAGTGCCTCGGCTCTGTAATTAGCGATCTCATTATTAATCTCCGTGTAGGCGGCGAGATCGCGGTCCTCGCCAGAACAGCAATACGCCACCCCGTTGCCGCCACATTCCGGACACGGATGCCGCAGAAACCGCCCGAGCCAGCCGCTGCCCCGGCAAACCTCGCAGATCATGACCCCGGCGGCGGATACGCGCCGCGCAATGCCCGCACAAATGCCTGCGGATTGCGCGCAATGCCGGCCCATTCCGACGACAGCACCCTGGCAACGTC